CTCGGTGCATGTACCCGTGAAGCTTTCGTATGGATATACGAAGATGAGGGTCCACTTCAGAGGCTAAAGGATGAGTGTGAACTCATGCTCGGCAGGGAGTTACCCGCCCTACCACCTCGCGGAGATTTAGACATTCGGGATGTTCTACATTCAGAATTCTTCTTCTCATAATCTAACCGAAATCAGTTAGGTTGCACCTAAGCTCTAGCAGAACCGAAAGGTAAACCAATGGATGCAAGAACACTCATCAATATCGCTGAATACTTTCACCGGAGCGGAGTACCCGTTCCTGTGGATGTGCAGGCCCGACTTCTGGAAGCCGGTATTGATATCCAAAAATACCAACAAACTAAAGGATAATCATATGACTGATTATGTTACACCAAAGGGCATCGCAGTATGGCCAAAACTCAACACACCTGACACTAAGTTCAACGTCGATGGTGAGTATACAGTCAAGCTTCGCCTTGGCGCGGAAGAGAGTTTAGACCTTATCGCTAAACTCGAAGGCATCCGCGATAAATACAAAGCGGAGCAAGCCAAGGCTGACCCAAAGGTTGCTCGCTACAATTCCGCAGATGTCTACGAAGAAGAGGTAGATGACCAAGGCAATCTCACCGGCTTCAACATCTTCAAGTTCAAACAGAAGGCTCGCATCACTACCAAGCGCGGTGACACCATGGAGATGAAGGTCGCGCTGTATGACAGTAACAAGCAGCCTACAAATGCTAACGTCACCGGCGGTTCCACGATCCGTGTCGCCGGTACTGTATTCCCATACGCCATGCCTAGCAGCAAAACAGTAGGTGTGTCTCTACGGCCCAGCGCAGTACAGGTAATCCAACTGGCCGCTATGGGTGGCGGTGCTGACGCAGTGTCTATGTTTGACAAGGAAGACGGGTTCGTTTCCGACACCTTCGATAGCGCAGCTGGTGCTGTTGCTGATGACGCAGACTTCTAAGCGCAAGCTTGGAAATTCTGTCAGGGCTAATGCTATAAAACATGGTTGGCGGTCGGGGTTAGAAGAAACCCTTGCCGCCGATCTTCGTTCTAAGGGTGTCGAATACGAATACGAGACCCGAGTAATCAACTGGATCGTGCCAGAACGTAAGGCGCGGTACACCCCTGATTTCTGGATCAAGACTAAGTCAGGCAAGACTATTGTGGTTGAAAGTAAAGGGTACTTTCAAACAGCCAATAGACAGCAGATGATCCTTGTAAAACAACAGCATCCCGAGTTGGATATCCGTTTCGTGTTCTCCAATTCACGGCAAAAAATTTCCAAGCAATCCAAAACAACTTACGGCATGTGGTGTCAGAAGCACGGCTTTCTGTACTCCGATAAGACCGTCCCACAGGAGTGGTTAGATGAGTAAAAATATTACGCACATCATTGTGCATTGTAGTTACACCCCACCGCAGATGGACATCGGAGCTTCCGATATTGATCGGTGGCACCGCGAGAAAGGGTGGTTGATGATCGGCTACCATGCAGTCATCAAGCGCGATGGTACAGTAGAAGATGGTCGCCCACTTCACCGCACCGGCGCTCATGTCCGAGGTATGAATAGTAAATCCCGAGGCATCTGCCTGATCGGTGGTATGACCAAATCCAAACATGGACCAGAGGTTAACTACACCGATGAGCAATATGCCTCACTGCGCAAACTGATCGATGAGTGGAAGAAAGACCATTTCCCAATCGCAGAAGTCGCGGGTCACACCGATTTCGATAAGATGAAAACGTGTCCCAACTTCGACGCCGGTCACTGGTACGAAACAGATAATGTCATCTCCGTGATCGATTAGGTTGCACTAATAGTTTCTCCCCAACTGGCTCACCTTCGGGTGGGCCTTTTCTTTTTAGGAGTGAGGATGGCAATCATTCTTTACTTATTAGGCTGTGTCTTGATGGCCGATATCATCACTGAAGAAAGTGATGAGACCCCTCTGATCCCGTGGATCATAGGCTCACTGGTCTGGCCCTTAGAGGCTCTGATCGTCCTTTGGTACGGGATGTTCCCACCAAAAAAATCCTGACAACTAGGAGATGACATATGTCACAAACAGTAACTGTACAAAACCACCTGAAAAAATACGGCTCCATCTCACCGCTGGAAGCCCAGAGCAACTACGGCGTCTGGCGCTTGGCTGTGTGTATCCAACGCCTGCGTGAAGGGGGTCTGGATATTAAGACCCTTATGAAACGCGCACCGAATGGAGCCAAATATGCAGAATACAAACTCGGATAGTACGCTACTCCACCACACATCTTGCGAATGTGGATCGTCCGATGCTCGGGCGGTCTACTCAGATGGCGGTTCTTACTGCTTCTCTTGTCAGTCTTATAAGAAGGTCGAAGGTATGCAGACAGAATTCGTACAGTCCAAACCCAAGGCAGGACTTCTGCCATTCGGGCAGTCACAGTCCCTTCCGAAGCGCAAGCTTACTGAAGATACCTGCAAGAAATTCGGATACACAATCGGTGAGTATCATGGTCAGCCAGTTCAGATTGCAAACTACCGCAATGCAGAAGGAACTGTGGTAGCCCAGAAGGTTCGCTTCTCAGACAAGACCTTCAAGTTTCTTGGGGATGCTAAGGCAGCTGGCCTCTACGGTCAGCACCTCTGGAAAGAGGGCGGTCGTATGCTGGTTTTAACGGAAGGCGAGGTTGACTGTCTCTCCATGTCGCAAGCGCAAGGTAATAAATTTGCGACTTGCTCCGTTAAGTCAGGGGCTCAGTCTGCAAAAAGATGTGTACAGGAACAGCTAGAGTTTGTCGAAAGCTTCGAGCGTGTCGTAATCATGTTCGACAACGACAAGGCGGGGGACGCAGCAGCCCTTGAGGTTGCTCAACTCCTAACACCCGGCAAGGCACATATCGCTCGGCTTATTGAGAAAGACCCTAACGACATGCTCGTGAAGGGTAAGAACAAGGAACTGATCGATGCTATGTGGTCTGCCAAAGTCTATCGCCCTGATGGTATCATTAACGGCACAGACCTGTGGGAAAGCATAGCCCACGATGAGGAAGTACCCTCAATTCCATATCCCTTCGCAGGCCTCAACGAGAAGACCAGAGGTATGCGGCGGGGTGAGCTAGTGACCATCACTGCAGGTAGTGGTGTTGGTAAGTCTCAGGTGTGCAGAGAAATTGCATACCACCTCATCAAACAAGGCGAGACCCTTGGCTACATAGCCCTCGAAGAGAACGTGAAACGCACGGCTCTGGGGCTTATGGGTTTGGCAATCGACAAGCCCCTTCATCTTACAAAGGAAGGAGTGTCCCATGATACTCTCAAGTCTGCTTATGATGACACCGTTGGTAGCGACCGTGTTTATCTCTACGATCATTTCGGTAGTCTTGCTACCGAGAGCCTCCTCAGCAAAATCCGATACCTTGCCAAAAGCTGTGGCGTTGGCTGGGTTGTGTTCGATCATCTCAGTATTGCTCTTTCAGGCATTTCAGATGGGGATGAGCGGAAAAATATAGACGTGTTAATGACTTCTCTTCGTTCTCTCGTAGAAGAAACTGGCATAGGTATGATACTTGTATCTCACTTACGCCGCCCATCGGGCGACAAGGGTTGGGAAGAAGGTCTACAGACATCCCTCAATTCTTTGCGGGGTTCAGCGGCTATCGCTCAGCTTTCCGATATGTGCATCGGGGTTGAGCGCAACCAACAGGGTGACAACCCTAACGTAGCAACCATGCGAGTATTAAAAAATCGTCACAGCGGCGAGACAGGCGTTGGTTGTTACCTTCACTACAACAAAGACACCGGCAGAATGCTTGAGGTTCAAGACCCTGAAGTGTTCGCAGATGACGATGGTGCATCTGACTTTTAACAGCTAGTCGAAAGGGACAGCATGAAACGTATTCTATTTGATATCGAAACCAACGGACTACTAAACGAACTTGATGTGTGTCACTCCTTGGTCCTGATCGACATGGACACTGAAGAGGTTCTAAACTGTGCAGATCAAGAAGGTTATGTATCCATCGAAGATGGTCTGACCTACCTTGAGAATGCAGAGCTACTCGCAGGTCATAACATCCAAGGCTTCGACTTTCCTGCTTTGGAAAAGCTGTACGGTTTTGCGTACGCCGGGGAGATACATGATACGTTACTTATGTCCCGGCTGGTCTGGCCGGACCTCAAGAACAACGACTTCAACTACATCAAGAAACCCCAAGGAGCTGAGTTTCCTCGGCACCTTATAGGGTCTCATGGTCTGAAGGCGTGGGGCTTGAGGCTGGGTAACCACAAGGATGAGTATGATGGCGGGTGGGCCGAGTGGTCAGAAGAGATGCAAAAGTATTGCGTTCAAGACTGCCGTGCCAACCTAACATTCTACAACTTCATCATGTCCAAGAAGCCCAGCGCACAGGCGGTCAAACTAGAGCATGACTTTGCTCATGTTATCCGCAAGCAAGAGAAGCATGGCTTTCACTTCAATGAGGCAGAGGCACACAAGCTTCTAGCTAAGTTGCAAGGTCGCCAAGCTGAACTTGAAGTTGAACTACAAGCTGCCTTCGAACCATGGCAGGTCCGAGAGCCATTCGTACCAAAGGTAAATAATAAAACCAGAGGATACGTCAAAGGCGTGAAGACCTACAAGGTCAAAGAGATTGTGTTCAACCCTGCTAGTCGTGACCACATCGCAGACAGATTGCAAAAGCTCCGGGGCTGGACCCCTGTGGCGTGGACGGATCAGGGCAAAGCAAAAGTAGACGAAGCGGTATTGGCAGAACTTGAATACCCTGAAGCTAAACTCCTGAATGAATACTTGATGCTCAACAAACGGATCGGTCAGCTAGCTGTCGGTCAGAATGCTTGGCTCAAGATGGTAAAGAATGGAAAGATACATGGACAAGTTAATACCAATGGTGCCGCCACTGGGCGCTGCACACACAACAGGCCCAACATTGCGCAATGTCCCAGTGTCGGAGCGCCCTACGGAACTGAGTGCAGATCGTTATTCCATGCACCGGCTGGTTACTCGCTTGTGGGTGCCGATCTTTCTGGGCTCGAACTTCGATGCCTAGCCCACATGATGGCTCGGTACGATGATGGTGCCTACTCAGATGTAGTGGTGAACGGAGATATCCATTCCGTTAATCAGGCAGCTGCAGGTTTACCTACGCGCAACAATGCCAAGACCTTTATTTACGGTTTTTTATATGGGGCAGGTCCAGCCAAGATTGGCTCCATCGTAGGTGGCTCCGAGAAGGAGGGTAAGCAGCTTATCAATAAGTTTATGAAAGCTACTCCCGCCATCAAGGAACTACGTCTAGCCATTGCAGCTGCCGTTAAAAAGAACGGTCACTTGCGTGGGTTGGACGGTAGGGTCTTACAGGTTCGCAGTGAACATGCAGCACTCAACACTCTCTTACAGAGTGCCGGTGCCGTACTAGCCAAGCAGGCCACAGTATTCCTGTACGAAAATCTAACCGTTAAAGGCTACAAGTGGGGCGAGGACTACGCACAAGTAGCTCACGTCCATGACGAAGTACAACTCATAGCTCGAAAGGAGATTGCTGATGACATCGGATCAGAAGCAGTTAAATCTTTTCAGCTTGCCGGAGAACACTTCAACTTCAGATGTCCAATCACAGGCGAATACAAAGTCGGTGACCATTGGGCAGACACGCACTGATCGACCACACTCAATAAAGATGAGAGCCTTTGTACAGCAACGCAAGCGAGACTTAGTTGAGTACAAGGGTGGATCATGTGAACGGTGTGGTGAAGAGTACCATCCAAACGTCTATGACTTTCATCATCACGATGGGATGCAAAAGAAATTTGGTATGTCTCAAGCAAGCTTCCAAAGGTCATGGGTAAGCCTGATCGAGGAAGCGGACAAATGTCACCTACTCTGTGCCAACTGTCATCGTGAAGTTCATACTTACAACATCCCAAAGTTTATCAAAATCTAACTGTTAAGGACTACATATGCTAGACGTTTCTTACATGGCCCATCACGGGT